TGGTTCTTTAAGATCAATATTCCTAGGCATACTAGGTTGTATAATTTCAATCTCTATAGGTTTAGAACTAACCGTTATAGGTTTAGTCCCGAATGTAGAACAACCACTAATTATTAGGGTTAATATCGGTGCTAGGATCGTCCAGCGAATCGAGTTCTTTACTGTCATTTTCTATACTCTCAAATACGGCCGATGTTTGTTCATTGGCTCTTGTTTCAATCATACCTGGTTTAGCTATTGCTAATTTATTTAGATTGTGTCTTCTAAATATATCCAGATAACCATTCATCTCAGATTCAATCTGAGCATTTTTTGAAGCTAATTGATTCAAGGCTGCACCTTGTTTTTCATAGCTTTCTTTTATAGTAGCTATAGCTTCTTCTTGTTGTTTTATCGCAACTTCTAATTGCATATTATTCATAGTTAGAACTTGATTTTCGCTATATAGCCACCAAGATCCTAATCCTAGAATAAGTATAATCCCTAATAATATTTGTTGCATTATGCATTATCCTCAATGTATTGCTTTAACTGTCCTACAGTATGAAGTGTTTCAGCATCTTCATCTGGAATTTCTAAGTCATATTCTTCTTCTATTGCCATTACTAATTCAACAATATGTAAAGAATCTGCTCCTAGATCATCCATAAAGTTAGATTCTTCTTTAATTGAATCTTGACTACATTTTAAAGTTTCTGCTATTATTTTTTCTAACATTTTTCTATACTAATTTTTTCATTGTTTCTGTCATATAGTCCATAGGTGTAGCTGTTTTTAGCTCAACAAATGTACCATCCATAGTTTTAAATCGCATATGTTTTGGTGTGCATTTATAAAATCTTCTTACCTCAAATGATTTAACTAACACATCCACTAACTGTCCCTCAACATCATATTGATTATGAGATACGTGTAGGTGTTGGTGTTTCTCGAATAGAGATAAAATGAATCGCCAGACTCTGGCAAAAAATGATCCGATCATGACAAAGTATTTTTTCATTAGTAAACTTTCTTCTTCTTCGCCGCTTCTCTAGCTGCTCTCCTAGCCATGATTCTTTCTACAAATTTACGTCCTTCCTTAGTTCTTCCGTCGTAAATTCCTTTTTCGTTTCTTTTTTTATGTTTTTTATGCTTGTCCTTAGGCATAGCATCAGCAGGCATAGAAACTCCCCCGCCGCCAACTGAGTTAGCTGCTGCGTCTTCCCACTGTTTTAAATATTCTGAAAATGAACGTCTCATCTTTTTATATCCTCATTACTTATATATAAGTTTTGTTTTGTTAAAGTGTGCGTAACCTCGTAGATATTATGACCTAGTATTGAACCATATGGTTGTTGAAAATTATCTACTTTTACTTTTGAATTCTTTTTAGCTATAGTTTCACCTGTATTCATAGAAACTATATCTTTTGTTAAACAGTATATTCCGGGATTCAATTCTCCCTCTTTTATGAACCAAGTACTTTCTGTAATTGGATCATCTAAATCTCCTTCTAAGGCATCATTTAATATTTCTTCTAATTTTTCTTCTGACATACCTGTATGTTCTTTAATTAGAAATAAAGCAGCTGCATAAGAACCTAATGTGGATTTACCCCCTGGTACTAATCCAATTAATCTTTTAACATTAAATACCAATCTGTGAAAAATAGTATATGCAGATTTTTCTTCTGAAGTTTTAAGCTCTTTTGCTTTCTTTAAATTACGTCCACGTTTATCAATTATACCTAATTCATAGGCAGGCAATTTCTCCCACTTAGTGGTCAAAAGTTTTAGGAATCTAAATGCATATCCTAAATCTGCTGCTCTTGATAATATTCCCATTATATACTTCGTAACCTCTCTACTATTAATGGATCTAACGGTACATCTACCTTTTCATTCTCAGGCAGATAATTTAAAAAGACTAAGAAAGGTTTAATATAGTGCCAATATTCTGGCTGTATTTTAAACCACATCATCTTGTTCGCGGCCTGTATACCGAATACATTATATAAGACGATTATATGATTAAGAATTAATCTCTCTTGAAGATCTTCTGCCTCTTCATATCGTCTTAATAATCTTTTTAGATATTTAAATCTAGACAAATCTTCATCAAACTCAGAAGGATCTGTACATTCTGGATTATTATAATGTTTCGCTGCGAACAGTTTAAAGTTCTTAGCATTAAGCTCGTCAAATATTTTCATCATATAACTATCTATGATAGCTTAATTAGTCGCTTTCGTCTTCTGCTTCGTAATTTTTATCGATGTAATCAAAGAATTCTTTTTTCTTATCGCCTTTTAACTCGGCTGGAGAATCAACATTAAACTTCTTAAGAACTTTCTTAAAGAATGCTTGATATTTTTTCTGAGCTGGAGAAAGATCTTCTTCAGCAACTTCTAAATATCCTGTTTCTTTACCTAGCTCTGCGACTGGATTCGAATGCTCTAATAGCTCAGGAAATAATTCTTTTATATCTCCATCATCCATTAGATAAGCATCTGATTGCATAAATGCAAGCACGTTTTTCTTTTCGCCAGTTACATCAGCTGTTGTTTGACCAGTTTGTTTAATTTTGATTTTAAACTTTGATTCCATTTTCTTGGTAAGCTTTTTATCACCGATATAATCTATATCAACAGTTTCTTTACCTCTACCTGGCTTAAGTTTTTCATCAATCTTATGCATATAATCTATAGAGATAGTAACTTCTTCAGCTTCTTTAACTACTGTTCCGTCTTCTTTCTCACCAGATTTTTTAACTTTATGCTTCATTTTGAATCCCTTTTCGCCCTTAGCTCTAGGTTCTTCAACTTCTTTAACTGGATCTACATCATCACCTTTTGGCTCAGCTTTCGCAGGAGCTTCGGCTTTTGAAGTAGAACTCATTAAAGATTTGTGATTTTTAATAGCATAACCTTCAGCTTCGTCTTTCTTGCCAAAGTTTTTAACTACTTTACCCTCAACATCAACAACGTCATATCCGCCATCTTTGTTTTGTTTTACATGGTCCTTAGGATCCATTTCTTCTTCTTTGACTTTACCCTCAAGGACATCACTCACTGTGCTAGCAATGCTTTGAGTTAGGTCATCATTCCATAAATTTTTCATTTATTTTTCCTCTATTGCAATATAAGCATTCCAGTTACCACTGTAGCTGCACTAGCCATGATAATCCAAAATATCTTGTTAATTACGTTAACAGTCGAAGCGTTATCTCTAACATCATCTTCTACTCTATCAACTCTATTTATAAGATTATGCATTTGATCAGCTTGCTGATGCAAGAATTTCTCCATACTCATAATCTTTTCCTCCGCCCTAGCTAAAGCAATTATAGCTTCGGACATCTTATCGATCTTCTCTTCGATCCGATCTAATCTCTCTGTTTGTGACTCTCTTGGCATAATTTTACCTTACATTATTTTTTAATGTCGTACCTATATGTTTTTCCCTTAGCCTGTGCTGTTTTCGTAATTTTGTACCCAGCCATTTTAGCTAATATCTGGAGTTTATTCCATCCCCTTTCTAATTGTTTCTTTACAATCAATTTAGATAAATCATCTTCTATTTTATTAAGAATAGATTTAATTATACCCATATCGTCCATTACTAATGGAGCTTCAGTTATCTCTGGTTTCTTTGGTGCTTCTTTATCTGATACCAATGTAGATAATTGATTAATAAAAGTAGTAAGCATTGGAACTGGTATAGTTGATAATGTAGCCATTTGTTTTTTAGTTAAACCGTGTACTTTATTCATAGCCTTTTTTATATCTGATGCGGTAGCTTTTCTTGCATTCTTTGAAATCTTAGCTCTACCTTCCCAATCAGAGGCGTGAGGTTTCAATCTCGATTCTTGTTGTTGATACTTAAATTGTACCTTACCACTTTCGTCTACAAATACTTCTGAATCTGCTGGGTTATATTTTCTCATTACTTTACCTTAGCTAATAATTGTGTTAATACTTTTTTAATATCTTTATCATCAAGTGACCAATCTTTAGAAAGAGATCTAACATTTTTCAGCATTGGTTTTATATCTGATTTCTTTAATCCTGGATAATGTCTTATTAATTCATTGGGAAATATTTGACCTTTAATAGTATCTCTTAATGCCATTATCCATCCTGGACCAGCAGTTGAATCAAAATAGGATTTATCTCTTATCTTGGCAGAACCCCTTTGACCGCCACGGCCATAATCGGCTTCTAATATAAATGATTTAAATGCTTTCATTACTTATATGGATTCTTTTGTACTTTACCCTGTTTAAGGAGTTTTGAAATTTGTTGAAGAGTTTTCATATCACCCATTATTTCGAAATCTTTTGGCTTGCTTGAAGAACCATCAAAACTTGATATATGAGCTTTACCTCTTGATTTCTTTATTGCATTATCTATATCTTCAACTGATGTTTTTTCCAAATCGTATAATCGAGCTTCATGACCTTTACGATTATAATTATCAAAGTTCTTAGATCTTCTTACATCAAGACCTTCATTAACACTATCAAAAAGATATTCATAATCATAGTAAAACATAATTACATTAGAGAGTTGATGAAATTTCTTATCAGAAAGATCTTCACCTTTACCATTACCAAAATTTGCATTAATGTGATTTAATAGATAAGGGATATATTTCTCAGCATCTTTGATTGACCTAATTTGATTTTTCTTCTTTTTATAAGTTTCTAAATCTTTCTTAAGTTTTTTATCTTTTCTTAATTGATCTTCTTCTGCAGGAGTAAAACCCTTTTTCCAAGGTCTGATTTGTCCTAATTTTTCTCTGATTTGTTTAAATGTTTTCATATCTATTTCTCGTGTTTATTAAGGAGTTTTTCAAATCCTTTCTTATCGCCAGAATCCCAAAGGTCTCCTAACTCTACATATATTTTGGATTGAATAACTCTTCCAGGTTTAACTACATTTGCTATTCTCTGTGCTAATTTTTTATCAATACCTTTGAATCTCTTTTGAGCTCTTTTAGCTAATGGAGCATTGTTAGCTTCCATTCTATATTGCTTAGCTTTATCTTCTTCAAATTCATTAAACCTTCTTAGCTCAGCTTTGTATTGTAATTCTTTTAATCTATAATCAAGAACCCTTTCTGCTCTATCTAGAGGGTCGGTTTTAGTAACACCTTCTGCCATAAGCTTACCTTTCATTCTTGAACCCTGACCAGTAGGTTTAATATTACCAGCTTTCCTTTTCTTAGCTGTTTCATCAACTTCTTCTTCTTCTTTTTCCCACCATGATTTAGGTGCGTGTGTAATTACATAACCTGATCCAGATTTTATAATTCTTACATTCCAATCATCTAGATGTTTAATAAGGATAGTTCTTAAATCATCTGTGTCTGGTGCATCGTCTTTACCTAGTTCTACTCTTAAGAGATCATCAAAGAAACCATCATCACCAAATAAGTTATAGAGGCCTTTGGCATATTTTTTAGCATTTGATTTTGTAGCAGGAACTTTTTTAGCTAGAAAGTTAAACTGGAGGTCATACATTTTTTGATATGAATCTGGAATTGCCCATGTACCTTCTTCTAGTGTTTTCTCTTCACCAAAGTTAGCATAAGATAAAGCTTTAGCAACCGCGGGATGGTCTGCTAAACCTCTTTTAATCTTTTCGATTTTCTTAATAGCAAAGTTCATAGCTCCGCCGTGATCTAATGCTATCTCAACAGCTTGTTTTATTTTTCTATCTCGAGCTGCTTTTTTTACATCAGGATTTTTTCTATACCAGGTTGATATTTCCTGGCCAGTCAGTTTAGAGCCTGACATTTTTTCTCTTAGTTCCTTAAACTTCATTTTGGTTTCCTCTGTTTTATAACCATATCTCTTTTTTAGTATATTCATGGCTACTGCCATTTTTACTGATTTCCATTTTTCCCCATAGATACTTTTAAATGAACTATCGGGCAAATCTTTTGCTATCTTCTCTAATTCTTTTTCTCTCTTAGGAGTTAGCTTAAACTCTTGTTCCACGGTCTTTTCTATAATCTTCAAAGGTAATACCGTATTTTTCTTTGAAGGAGACCTGTTTTAATTTCTTTTTCTTCTTCTTTTTCTTAACATCAGTATTATCTTTAACTGTTTTATTGTGAGGAGATTCTTCTCTCTTCATTTGTGGAGTATCTTTTATATAATTCTTAACACTTTTATTAGTACCCCATTCTCCTGCACCGTGTTCTTCTTCTATAGAATCTAGCCAACACCTTCTTTTGGTATCACCAAATTGAGCTAATACATAATTGCTCCCACGGATAATTACTTTACCTATTTCTCCGCTCTCTTTTAATCTAATCTTAGATCCTATTCTAAAAATCTTTTCTTCTACATAAGCTTCTCTTACATCAGAAACTTTTTCTAATTCTATATGTGGTCTAAATCCTTCTGCCTTTAAACCCATTCCTGCTCTAACAGCGTTATATAAATCTGTTGGATGGAATCTTCCTGGTAATCCTTTTGCAAATAGATTTAATTTACCATCTACTGCTGCCTGTCTCATCTTGGAAGCAGACATACCTGATACACCATCTGCATCAGGATCGCGCTCACCCGCGCTTAATACTTTAACAACACCTTCGAATTCATAAAAGCCGTGTCTTCCTTTTACCCCATTATACTTATTGATTAATGTTTCAAATTCTTTAACACGATCCGATCCTGCTACCATTGATACTTTAGTAAAACCCTGATCATATAATTTAACAACTATATCAAATACAGTTCTTACATCTTTATCTGCCATTATATTACGTGCATGCTTAGGAAACATCTTACGTAAAAATTTTAGTTTATCTTTAAATGAAAGGGGATTCTTTTTAGGGTCTTGGGATTTGGAAGCATAGATCCTATATGTTCCAGATCTAGCTAATTTTTTTGTTTGGTCAAATAATTTTTCATGACCAATTGTAGGAGGATTAAATCTCCCGAACACGAATGTGACTTCTTTCTTAGCGTCTTCTACTAAATAGTCACTAAATGATTTAAATTGCATATCCTTGAATTCCCATTTTAGTTAGGATTATCCCAACCTTTTATAATATCTTTGCTAAAATTGTTGGCAGAAAATTCTAATCTATCAACAAGCTTAACCGCTCCACCTTCCATACGATCTATAGCAACAAAACCTTCTGGGTTGGTTACTTTAAATCCGGATGTTGTTTTTACAAACGTACCGATTTTATTCAGTTTGTTAAGTTTATTTATAATAATTAATTTACTGTCTACGAGATAATTTTGTAATTTAAAGACATTTTCTAAGTTTTTTAGGTTACTTTTACTAAAAAATGTTAATAATTCATCTCTTTTAGCTATCTGAACATCTTTACCTTTTTGAGAACTACGCTTATCAATTTGTTTTGCATACCTATCAGTAACAAATTGGATTAATCCTTTAGCGTGTTTCTTTTCGTCTTTTATTCTTTGGCCTTTTCTAACCATAGTATTATTATAAACATTAATTACGAGATTTAATTCTTTATTCGATTCTAATTCTTTTAATACTCCAGAACTAATCTTTTGAAATAGTTTACCAGCATTGGATAATAATTTAGTTACCTTTGTATTATCTGCTGCAGTAAATGTAGCATTACCTGATAAATCATCTAGGTCTGCATTCACTTGCCATACTTTAGAACTCTTTTTTAATTTACCAACTATATCACCACCGAAAGATGCTTGCATTGTTTCGAATGTTGCACCTTTGTAAGATGTATGCCATACAATACCAACATTAGCTTTAGATATTTGTTTCTCTAATTTAGATCCATAAGGTACTGCATAAACAATAGTATTTGGGTGGAAGGTAATCATCTTTTGTCCGTTAATCGTTTCACCTTTTAGGTCCGATTTATCAAACATAAAGTCTCCTTGTATTACCCCTTTGATACCTAAATCTTTTAGGCCATCGAAAGCCATAATTAGCTTCTTGGCTAGATCACCCGAGGTATCAGCTTTAATATCTTCATGGCTCTTATATACTTTAGGTGTTTTCGCGAATACACCTTTTTTGGCCACAAAGAATTCACCAGTGTTCGGATCCTCCCCCGCGAACACGGCGGGAGCCCCGTCCCATTTTACGGTCACATCTACAGGTGATTTTGCGTGACCACTCAACATATCTCTCATACTGCGTAGAGCGTTGATAGCTTGGCGGGCTCCCTTAACTCCGCCATCTAACACTAAATCCTCTATATGAGTCATATGAGTGTTTTTGGCTTCTGTAAGGTTATAGTTTTTAAATTTAAGCATCTTGTTTAATTATCCTATATCTCATTAAAGGTTTACCATTGATAGTAAGATCACCTTTCTCATTCTTACCAATAGTTTTTACCTTAATTCTTTTATTCTTAAACTTACCACCCATGACTTCATCGCCGACTTTTATATCGACTTTAATCATTTCTCTTGTGTAAGCTTTAAAGGATTTCATTATTTTCCTAGTTTAACATAAGTACTTGAATCTAGTGTTTTAGATCCAGCATAATTTACAAAGTGTGTTATTACTTGATTAGATTTATTTCCCCAATGGAGTAATAGATAATAAGCTATATAAGTACACGCTAACTTAGCACTAATCCATTTCCAATCTTTTTGATCTAATTCTTTTTCAAAGTCTTTATATTTCTCATTCTTGAAAAAAGAACTATACATTTTCCAATAGAGTTTTCTTTCTCTTGGAGAACCACTTTCAATCTTCTTAGCCATCTTGGTTATTCCACCACTATGTTTTGGAAGTTTCTTTCCTGTTTCTCTAATCATAAACTCTTGCATAACACCCCAAGATAATCCACCACCTCTGGCTTTTTTACCTTTAACTTCTGCTTTAATTGTGGCTCCTGGAGAGTTATCTTTAAATATTAATGACCCGCCATCATATTTAATCTCTATTCCTTTTGCACTCCAGTAAGTACCACGTCCTGATGATAACAATATTTGTTTTATTTTATGGTTATCTGTATCAGGTGGATATTGATTGTTGTATTCTTTTAAAGGTGGGTCTGGTTTTACCTCTGGTCCTTTTAAAGATATTCCAACTAATCTTCTAGTATTAAAATGTTCTAATATGTCCTGATTAAATGCACCAACTGAATCGGTATTTAATTCTTTATCCATATTAAAACTCTTATCGATTGCCCAGACATCACCTGGGTTCCACTTATCATCTTTAAGTGGAGCAAATCCTTGATTCTTATATGCCTTATTTTTTAGAGCATATAATTTAATCATTTCCTTAGATCCTCTATGGAACTTTTGATTTTTATTGATGTATCCCTTTTTATATAATAACATTGAAATATGATAAGATGATTTCCACCAAGCCTCTGGGGTTTCTAATATCTTGTCTGTATTAGCACTAATATTTGCTGGAGAGTTATTTTTATATGCTTGAGCTATTACCTCTTCCGTAAAGAAATCAATATCATGTTTACCATTATCAACAACTGCTTTCATCATACAAGCATTATGGGATTCGTTTCTTTCTGTATCTGCAGTTCCAGAACCAGCACCGCCAACACCTCCACCAAATACCTTAGATTTAGCAAGTTGTGTTAATTTAATTGGTCCTTTATCGGTTTGGAATACTAAGTTTGAAGGAGTTTTTTCAAATACATTCAATTGCTGAAGAGCATCTTCTATATCTGTAACAATTACCTTACCGCCTTTCTTTAAATCAAGTGGCTGTTTTTTCTTGATTAATTGTTTCATTATAGCGAGCCTTGGCTCACCGGTGACGGAGTTATCCTTATCTAGCTCTTTAGCAGATAATCCAACGACTTCTTTTAGATGTGTTTTGAAAGAATACATAAGTCTATTTATAACTTATTTTTTCTTAAAAAATGGATTTGGGTAAATTTCCCCTTTGTTATCATATGCGATAACTTTTTGTTGGTGAAGCATGTTAATACAACGGTCTGCTCCTTCTCTGATACCTTTATTATAACACCATTGGCAAGCAATACCAGTTAACATTGATAATAAAAAAAAGTTTAGTCCTGTTATTTCCATATTTCATACCTCAAATTAAATTGTTTATCTATCTTAAAATCTTCCATATTACGGATCCTTTCGTTCCGGGATTTTAATTCCCATCTTCGTTCAGTTCTTTCCACAGCAGTGGGGAATGTTTCCGTACATTCCCAAACCTTTTTAAGCTCTTTTTGCAAGCTCATCCGATTGCCAGCTGTAATAACCTCTTCCAGCTATATCATGTAGATATAAAGGTCCAGTCCATTCAATGTGGTATTTTCCAGAAAGGATATTACCTCTTGCTCTATTAAGAGTAGGGGTTTTCCAATTCTTGGCTTTAAAAATATCACCTGGATGAAAATCTTTGTTATTCTTATTTATAAATCCCCAAACACTTGATCCTGTTTCTATTCTAATATATTTAGAACCTTCGTTAATAGAGATTTCATTTCTGAATTCTGAGACTTTTTCCTCAGATCTTTTACTTCCATCGTGTGTTGGAAATTTTGCATAAGAAGATACTATATCTTCTATTAGTTTATTTACTTCGTTTATCATTAATGTATTGGCCTCCCACCTAAAGTATCTAATTGGCATTGGTCGATTATTTCCATACCTGTTCTCCATTTGACTGAATTACATAGTATTTCCCATGAAGCATTCATAGTATTTGGATCTTTATCTTTAGCCAATATCATTTCAGCATCATTTAACTCTACTTCGACCGGTTGTCCGGTTGCAAGATGGGTCATCTTTAGTAGGTTAGATTTATATAATATTTTTCCCATTTGTTTACTCCTTATTTTTATTTGTTTATATGTGTATTATACCATAAAAGAGGAGGAAAGTAAACCCCTTTTTTCAATTATTTTCAATTAATGAGACACGGTTTGTCACATGGCCCTTATATAATATCATCTAATGGGAATATATTATAAATTGCCTCTGCGCACGCCTGTGCGATATTACGATGTTCTTTTTGAGTACTCTCCTCAGCTCTAACTTCTATATAATGAATCCAGGATCTTAAAGTTCCATTCATATATAACCTTGTCATAGTTAGACCTTCAGGTAAAATAGCTCTTGCTTGTTCTTTTGCTATACCAGCTTCTATTGCCCAATCATAGGCTTTCTTAGCTCGTTCAATTATAATTTCTTGGTATGATTCCCATACATAATTAATAGAATCCTCCATAGGGATTTCTATACTATTTTGTCTATTTTTATAATCTTGTAATCTAGCAGGACGAGTTGTAAATTCTAACTCTTGGGTAGGATCAGCATATCGCTGACTAAATTCTTGAAATGAAAAAGATCTATGCCTTAATATTTGCCTCGAGATATCTCGAGTTGTTTCGATCTCTAAACATACATTAACCATCTCGAATGGTGACCAATGTTTTTGTTTAATTAGATATTGTATTAGCCTCTCGGCTGTTTTCTCATTGTACTGATTATCTGGATTAGATACTCTTGCACAAAAAGAAACCAACTGAAGAAGGTCATCCGGTATGGATAGTTCTTCAGCTGGCTTCGTATATGATATAAGTTTCACATTATACATAATAAACTAAAATTCCTGTTAGAAATTATAGCGTAGACCAATGGATGCATTGTCCATCATATCTCCATGTCTAGCACTATCCATTATCATTGCTGATATTGAAAAGTTTTTACCTAGATCTTTGGTAAGCGAAACACCAACATACTTTTGATTATCTCCGGCGCCCATAGCGGCTGCTGATTCATCAGAATGCATTGCTGCAATTACTGAAACATCAACCTGAGTAATAAAAGGTAATTGGTATTCTACCTGTGTAAATGTCAAATCAGAGTTGTCTAGATTAACAGAGTGAGCAAAAGAAACATTACCAAAGTCAACCTTTGCGAATACTTCTTCTGTTTCTTCAATTAAAGAATCATAATTATACTGTATCAATCCTACGTTTATGTTCATTTTGTCAGTCACTGCTAAAGCATAGCCTGCAAAAAAGTCATATTCGTAATCAACTTCGTTTCCGAAATCTACCTGGCTTCCCCAAGCACCTGCATAAAATCCATCGCCTGTCCATGACAAGCCTAGATCTAGAGCGGTATTACCATCATTTTGAGATACACCTCTGTAAAAGTAATCAGAGCTAACTCCGACTGAACCTGATACATCAGCATATGTGTAAGGAGTAAAGATTGCTGCTGCCAATAATACAGGCAGTATTAGTTTCTTAAACATTTAGCTCTCCTTCCTTACGAGTGTATAAACACCCCATAATAATCCTACCCATGCGAGTAGCTTGGCTAATCCACCAAATAAAAGTATAGAACCACAAGCTGCAATCAATAAGATTCCATCATGAGAAGTTCTTTCCTTTACTCGATCGAGTATCCAGTTTTTGGCGTTTGATATAACGTCCATATTTATTTTCCTCTATATTTTAAATTCAGCGAAGGTATCTTTCGAATCCCTATCACCAAAATTATTTATTGGTTTATCCGGAGTCATGTCAGACATAATATCTGTCTGAGCGGATTCCTCTACATCGTATAGTTTCATGCGGGAACGATCTATACCAATTACAAAGCGTTTATATTTGGTCGGATCGTTATAACGATTTTTCAACTGTTTTACCAGAATTTGACCTAGCTCATCAAGTTCCTCTGTAGATATTAGAGCAAACATTAGATCAGCTGTCGCCGGTAATCCAAATGATTCCGAAGTGTCCTCTAGTCCGACGTCAGTATTACTGAATCCAGACCTAGTGGTCTGAGTTGCCGAAACTATTGGCACATTAAATTCGACAGCAAGGCCACGCATTTCTTCTGCGATAGCTTTGATGTACGAATAACTATTTATGCTTCCTCCGAGCCCACGCATGCGGGAAGATGCACAAATGTTCAAGTAATCGATATAAATTATATCGGGCTTGAAGTTCTTTTTAAGCTTTAATTCATTTAATAAAGCTCTGAAATGTCCAGTGTGGGCAGCGCCAGTTGGATATTCTTTTACAATTAATTTACCAATACTGGATGTTGCTAATTTTTCTATCTTAGAATTAAACACATTCTTCGGTAAAGTACTAAGTGATTGTATAGGATAATCCATTAGGTTAGCATCTATACGTTCAGCAATACGTTCTTCTGCCATTTCCATTGTAATGTATAAAACGTTTTTACCTATTTGTAAATTAGATGCTGCACAATGACACATGAATAATGATTTACCAACACCAGTACCAGCTAATGCTATGTTCAATGTTTTATTAGGTAAACCACCTTTAGTAATCTTATTCATATAATCTAAATCGAATGGGATTCTAGCTTCTTTATGATTGTAGAATTCGAATCTTTCATCTGAGTTGTCTATATAATCATGACCAATAGCTTGGTCGAAAGATGTGCCAAGAGCTTCGGATAGTATTTCAGGTATTGCTCCGTCGCTCTTTTCGGTCTTACCATCAATGATTTGAATAGATTCCATAATGGCATTGTAAACAGCTTTCTCTTTACACCATTTTTCTGTTTCATTGATTAAGTATTCGGTATCGATATCCGATTTAGTTTTAAGTTCGTTGATTAATACTGCCGCAGAGTTTAAATCTTCTGCAGGTAAAGTTAGCTTTTGTAATTCTAATTCTAATACTTTACCTGTTGGTAGTTTATTATGTGTACCAACAAACTTAACCATAAGATCAAACACAACTTTATGTGACTGATCAAAGTATTCTTTCTTTAAGAAAGGTATAACACGCCTGCAGTAATCTTCGTTATTAAGAAGATGATTCAGCGTGTGTGTCTGTATTTGGTTCGTTATGTCCAATTATATCCTCGTCTAATTTATCAGCCATTGTTTCATTAATTATATGTTCTAAAACAGCGCCGATATAGTTATTAAATTCTGTATCTTTACATAATCTATCATGGTCGTAATCTGCCGGATCCTGAATATTATATGTAAAAGACAAAGTCGCTATGTCTAGTTCGGGTGATTCTTTAATACCAACCTTACCATATATAAGGGTTACGCCTTTAAATCGAGTGTTTAATCTGATTCCGTAGAAGTCAACATTTTCGTGCTCAACAAAAGTATAATCTTTATGGTCTATATTATACACTATTTTACTCTTCTTGT